AAAAAATTTTTATAATTTTTGTTAAATTTCCGCTATTAAAGAAATATATTTTTTTCTAAATTATGTGAAATTTTATACAAAAAAGGGAACCTAAATAGTCATTTTTACGTTAACTGTATTGCAGTTAATACAGTATAATACAGTAATACAGTATAATACTTATGAATGATATAGAAGAAGTATTAAGTACAATAGATGAAGTAAGTCCTATTACTCTAGAATTATTATTGACCTACTATGGATAAACAATCAAATACAACTATAAAAGCAGCTTGTATGTATATATACAGTATAGACAATAATTATAAGTTATTAATAGACTTATTTGGCTTACTTGTTAGTACTAAAGCTTGAAGATATTTAGCCTGAAGCAAGGGATCGAAGACTACAGACGCTATCAAATAGCGTACCAGCTGTACTAAATCGTGTGTTAGCACTGTTGCGTAGGCTCAGGGGGTAATTGAAAAGCCTACACCTCATACCTTAAATTTGTATACACATGGACGATAAGATCTACCATTACTACGGCAAAGAGTACGTGTTAGTAAATGAGATTGTTAAAGGTGGTTGCCAAGGTTGCGCCTTCATTGAAAAGTTAGACTGCGTAAAGAAAGGCAGGACTAAGTTATGTAATGAGACGCATAAAATATTCCTTAGGCATATATCAACTGATAAATAATGTTAATAACTGGGAACCTAATCATGGTTATTACGTTATTGATGTGTATTATAAATTTATAACCATGAGCGATAAAGTATTAGAAACTGTAGTTAACGGTATTGATTACCAGTTCCCTACTAACATTTTAGTTAAACCTTTGGAAGCTATTAAAGTAACCAAAGAGTTTACAGAACAGATCCCAACAGGTGAGAAAGACGAAAACGGTTACAACCTATACGAAACTAAGACTGAGACTAAAGAAGTAGAGTCGGATTTCGCTAAAGGTATTGTACTTGTGATGCCTACTGATTCAGGTACATTGCCGTTTACTGTTGGTGACACAATTGTCTACCCCAAAAAATTTGCAAAAGACTTTGACTTATTCAAAGATAGTCAATTAGTCAAACCTTACGACGTGGTGGCATTCACACGTGCGTAATTAAGTTGTTATATTTTTCATACTTGTTTCAAATCATTGGTACCCGGTCATTCAATGGCTGGGTATTTTTATGTGTTAATGTTAGTTAAAGTTAGGAACCTATTTGTGATTACTACGTTTAGTGATTGTTTTTAAAATATTAGATCTATGAAACAATACAAAGTAATTAAGGACTTTGGTCCTGCTATTAAAGGTGATATTTTTTATGATGATGACGACGCTATTATCCTTGACGCCGAATCTGTAGATGAAAATGGTCGTAGCAGCCGTGCTGCTTTTATCAGCAATGGTATGGTACAAGGACTGATCGACAGTGGTTTTATTGCAGAGATTGATGATGAAGAGAACCCTAACACAGGTACAGATATCGAAGATGAAGCTTGTAACTATTGCAGTAAATTGGCCGCATGCAAACACCCTAGTTCAGATGAATTGAAAGCATACGCCCCTAAGCAACTTGCGCCTGATAAACCGAAAACCAGCGACATCAAAGCAAAGTTTAAATCAGTAATGAGTACTGGTATAGATGAAGTGATCGAGGCTACAGTAGATGCTATTGATGATATATACGCATCTAAAGTTAAAGAGATTATTGACTTCTGCATTGAGAAAAAAGATCAGTTTAAGAATGACTATGAGGAGCTTACTGAGCAGTACAATAATGGTGATGTACCTCCTTGTGTAAAGACTGAGGCCGATACGGTTTACTTTAACCTTAACAAAGTATTAGATAAAATCCTGGAGATCGCAAACAATGAATAAATTAGTGAAAACTTGTAATTCTAAAGAGTTGTATTCAGAGTTCTGCCAAGCATTGAATGGCATACTCTAGTTAACCGATAGAGAATTAGAATTACTAGCTGCACTGATTGATTTGTAGAAACGGAAGATATTCCAGAATCACGATAGTTTAATTAATGCCGATAATAGAAAATTGCTTCATAAGACAACAGGTATAACCATGGATAACCTCAGTAGGTATTTTACTAAGTTTAAAGAGCGTGGTATACTGGTTAAAGGAAATATAGACAACCAGTGGCTCGTAAACCAAGCATTAATACCTGAGGTTATCAGGAATACTGTTCAGATTACTATTATCGTAAAAACTAACGACAATTATGATTCCTCCAAGTAAACAATTATCAATCTACACGCAGCTATCGAATAAATATAATGTTCCTTATCAAGTAGTTGAAGTGATATGTAATAGTCCATTTAAGTTCGCTAAAGAGGTTATGTAGACTGACAATTTAAAAGATATCATGTTCGCTTACTTGTTTAAGCTTAAATTAAAAAGACGCGCAAAAGATGAAATTAGTAAAAAGCTCAGTGGAGATACTGAACAAACCGGAGGACCCGAAACAGCCGATGAAGTTGCTGGAGAAGATAGCGAGAGTGTGTTACAAGAGTGAGAATAAGATAACTGAAGATGGTTCTTCAGCAGAAGCCTTACTTAGGAGAATTATTAAATCTGGTCACGAAGCTATGATTGAGCATTACTCGCTAAGTGTTAAGTTTATCTGTTCAAGAGGTATTAGCCATGAGATAGTAAGGCACAGAATAGCGTCATTTGCTCAAGAATCTCAACGTTACTGTAACTACAGTATTGATAAGTTTGATAATGAGCTTACTTTTGTAGTTCCTAAATGGGCTAAAGCTGTACTGGATTGCGATACCACGAACATCGCTTCGTTAATCAACAATAGCGAGATAACGCCGGCAGTTAAAGTATGGCTTACTAGCTGTCAGCAAGATGAAGACGCTTACTTATATCTCGTCAATCAATGCGAATTGACAGCTCAAGAAGCTAGAGAGGTTCTTCCAAACAGTGCTAAGACTGAGATAGTAAAGACATCTAACTTACGTGAGTGGCGACACTTCCTTGACTTACGTTGTGATAAAGCAGCTCATCCCGATATGCAGATCTTAGCTAAGGACTTACTTAAGCAGATGTACGAATTACTACCGGTCATCTTTGAGGATCTTTATAACAAGTATATCATAAATGAAGATAAATAAATTTGAAAATCTGTACCCAGCCGATCTGTATGTTATACGTGTAAGCAACGTTGATGAATTGGTTAAAACGGTATCTAAATTCTATATACTACAACCGAATCTTAATGATTTAGAGGATAATCAAGGAGCTGCATTGAAAGATGCTTACTTAGAAGGCAGCAGCGGATGTTGCTGTGCTGCGGTTGACAAAGCCACAGATAGCAATTGTATATTATGCTTCATGTTTGAGAAGAATGTAAATACCAAAACTATTGCTCACGAATCAGTACATATCGCAGATTATTATTGCCAGCTGTGCGATATATATACTCAAGATTTCTGTGACGGCAATGAAGCGTATGCTTACTTGGTTGGTTGGGCAGCAGATTGTATCGATAAAACTGTGAAAGATGGAAAAAGAAAGACAAAGCAAAGAGGTGTCATTGGCACTGTGGACGATTGAGAAAACATGTTTCGAGTATTCAGGGTTTAGAAAGTGTATGCCAGATGAGCTGATGAATATAATCGATGCGAAAATAAATGATTACTCACTTACTTATGAAGAGTTCTTAGAAGATCTTGGTGAAGCGTTAAAAGAAACAACGGAAGAAACGGCGAATGATAAGGATAAATTCTTTGAACCGGTACTATCATTCCTTCTTAATAAATACAAAGGCAATGGCGAAGAAGTATGATGAAGGTAAAGTAAGGATGGACTTAGTTCCATTGAGTTCTATGGAGAATCTTGCTAAGATCCTTACTATGGGAGCAAATAAATACGGTGAAAACAACTGGCAGGAGCTTGAAGATTTCTGGAAACGATATAAAGCAGCGTTACTTAGACATCTTACTGCTATCGATAAAGGAGAATTATTGGATCCTGAAAGTGGTTTACCACATATTGATCATGTACTATGTAATGCAATGTTTCTTAGCTGGGGCTTCCATCACGGTAAAGCGGTAAGTATTAACGAAAAACAAGTAGACTGATGTTACATTTGTTTGATATAGTTGGTGGAGATGTAGTAATACATGCTGATCTGTTAGCCTTACCACCATTTGAAAAGGTTTGGACAAACGATAAAACAGCTAACAAGGAAAGAGCTAACAAAGTAATTAGATTTATCATACTGTGCGATTACTGGAATAGTCCTTACTATAAGACAATCAGTGATGACCACTTACGTGAAGAAAAGTTAAAAGCACAAATATTTAGCAACAAAGACTCAAAATTATCGTTAGAGGAGCAAGAATGTAGAGATGAATATAAGAAACTTTTAGAAACAAGAAATGTAAAGATGCTTAAGGCAATGATGAATAAACTTGATTCTATCAGTAACTATTATGAACAATCTCTAGCTGAGGAGCTTGATGAAAAGAAGATTCAGCTATTACTTGCTGGTATGGAAAAGGTAAAAGGAGTAATGCAAACACTGGATTTCTTAGAGAAATCAGTAAAAGCAGAAGAGCTAGATACATCGAAAGTAAGAGGTGATGCTAAGATAAATCCGTACGAGTTAGTAAACAAGTTACAATAAAGAAAACTAAATTTAATAGACCACGTTAAAAATATAAACTATTATGGGAAAGAATAGAAAAACAAATAAGGGTGAAAAATTCTATGTAACACTTGATTTAACAGATGATTCACTCACAGTAGCCGAGAGTATTGCAAAGAATAGAGAGCAACTCGAGGAGTGTTTAGAAGGTTTGGATTCAGTACTCACTGAGCTTATTGAGAAGCTTGCAGAAGAGTCGAAGAATGTACCTCGTGGAAAGAAGGACAACAAACTTACTAAATGGTATAAGAAATTGATCACGGCTGTAAAGTCGTTGTTTAGAAAGTAATTAAAGAACACAAAAGAGATTCCTACAAGCCATCAAGGCGGCAAGGGATCTAATTAGTTCCGTGGTGTAATGGTTAGCACTGGAGGCTCTTAATTAATTTCAATTACTAATTGAATATGACAAATAAAATATATGAATTGACGGACGAACAGTTCATCAATTTAATAAAATCAAGCATTAACATATCTGAAGTACTGTTTAAGCTTGGTTATACTATAAAAGGCAACTCGTGGGCATTCTCACAAGTAAAAAGAAGAATGAGTGATTTGAATATTGATTACTCTTGCTTTAAGGGAAAGTCACCACTCAAGGAAGTAAACAAACCGGTTAATCCAGCTGATTTACTTAAAGAGAATTGCAAGCATTTACGTACTGTTTTACGTAGATACGTTATTAAAAACAACTTAATTCCTTATGAGTGTGCAATATGTGGTACTAAAGAATGGAATGGTAAAACATTAAGTCTTGAACTAGACCACATAAATGGTATAAACAACGATAACAGATTAGAAAACTTACGATTTTTATGCCCTAATTGTCATAGTCAAACCACTACTTACGGTAGTAGAAATCAACAAAAGAACGAATCAAAAGTTGATATTTCCAATGATTTACGTACTCTAGTAATCAATGAGTACGATAAATATAAAAGCATTAAGATAGTATCAGCGAACTTAGGTATTCGTTTAAATGTTGTTCGACAGATAGTAAGTGAAGCCGGTTTGAACAAATCAAATCAGAAATATGTTATACGATATGATGAATCTCACAATGAAATAAAGAGATATGGTAGCATCGTAGAAGCAGCAAAAGATCTTATAGAACACAATGAAATAAAGACTAAACGGGTTAAAACCGGTACTAGAACATTGATTCTAAATAAAGATAATTTCTGGTTAAATAGTTATTGGAAAGTGTTGGATGCTAATGAGATAATAAATAATTCATTAGTAGAATCTTCTCTAATTGACTCAGAAGATAGTAATATTGATGAGGCGCAAGCGAAAGCAGCGTGACAGACTAAACGAGAAGACCGATCTTAGGATTGGATGCAATAGTCGATCTAAATGAACCCTCTAAGTCTGCGTTCGAGTCGTAGCGGAACCACTAATAAAGATATTAACAATGGTAGATTTCTAGAAAAAAATACGCAACTCTAATAAATTTAGACAAGCCTGCCTGCAATTTTAGCAGACAGGCTCTTATTGTATGTACCCACCTGGTACACAAGAATACTTCTCATTTTGGGATGAAGAGCAGCGTAGATGTACTGAAGGATATACTGCTGAAGATGGTGATTACATTACTGGTTATAACTATTTTTACTTGAATTACTGTCCTATTGATCGTATGGTATATAATACTGTTTCAGACGGTAAAGGCGGTACTAAAGTATAGAGAAAACGTATTACAGAGTTCCCAAGCTTCTATGATTATGACTACTACTTCTTTGAAGCAGTACAAGAAGCTGAGGAACAAGGTAAACACCTGTGCTTACTTAAATCAAGACGTAAAGGTTACAGTTATAAACTAGCATCAATGTCGTGTAGAAACTATTACATGGTACCAGGATCTAAATCGTATATCTATGCATCAGATGCTCAATATTTAGTTGGTGATGGTACGTTTACTAAGGTTACCGGTTACATGAGTTTCATAGATAAGAATACAGCGTTTGCAAAGAAGAAATCTATCAATAAAACATTACATAAGAGAGCTGGCTTCTATACTAAGGATGAGTACGGAAATGAAGTAGAGATGGGTTTCAAATCAGAAATCATTGGCGCATCATTGAAGGACAATCCTTCAAAAGTTCGTGGTAAGGCAGGCAAACTAATCCTATTCGAGGAAGGTGGTTCTTTCCCAGAATTAGCAGCAGCGTGGTCTATTGCAAGGCCTTCTGTAGAATAGGATGGTATTGCCTTCGGTCTTATGATTGTGTTTGGTACCGGTGGTGATGATAAAGGCAACAACTTTACTGCACTGAAGGATATGTTCTATAACCCACGTGGTTATAACTGTCTAGAGTTCGATAATATATGGGATGAAGGAGTAAATACAGAAAAGTGTGGTTTCTTCTGCCCACAGTATACCAATCTTGAGAATATTGATGATGATGGCCATCGTATTTATATGGATGAAGATGGCAATACTAAGCAGAAAGAATCGTTAGAGTATATTCTATCATTACGTAAAGAAGTTGTTGAACATGCTACCAATAGTGCTACAGTAGATCGATATGTAGCAGAGAACGCAATTACACCGTAGGAAGCTTGCTTAGACTTCAGGGGCAATATATTCCCAAAGAAAGAGCTACAACAGCATTTAGCTAATATACGTACTAACAAACTATTATAGAATCATAAACAGGTTGGTGATTTAGTATGGAATGATGACGGTTCATTATCATGGCGTATTAAGAAGACTGGGGATGTTACTCATTATCCGTTACGCAAGGATGATGATCCTACTGGATCTATAGTAATATGGGAGCACCCAGTAAAAGATGCACCGGTAGGCTTATACATAGCCGGTATAGACAGTTATGATTACGATCAGTCGTCTACTACGTCACTCGGTTCATGCTTGATATATAAGCGATTCTAGAAGTTTGAATAGTACTATGATTTGATAGTAGCTGAATACACAGGTAGACCTGCAACAGCTGAAGAATTCTATGAAAACGTTCGTAAATTACTAGTATACTATAATGCTAGGGCAATGTATGAAAATTAGAATAAAGGTATATTCTCTTACTTTACTTCTAAGCATTGCGATTACTTGTTAGCTGATCAGCCTGATATCATTACTGACGTAGTAGGCAACACTAAAGTACAACGTAAGAAAGGTTGCCACATGAACGCATAGATTAAGTTGTGGGGTGAAGGACTAATTAAGGACTGGTTGAATGAAGAACAAGCTCCTGGTAAGAAGAATTTAACAAACATCTTATCTGAACCATTACTAGAAGAACTCATCATGTACAACGATAAGGTCAATGCTGACCGTATAATGTCACTGATGCAGATAATGATTTACAGAGAAGATTTGTACAACGTTGTTATAAAAGAGAATAAAAAAGAGAATAGAAAGCGAGTACTGTTTGAGGGACCAATATTTGCGCAAGATTGGTTCAAAGATGATACACCAGCAGAACTCGAAGATAATGTATATACATTTTAACTATGAAAACAGTAACTTCAATGCCCGCACAGAAGCTTTCTAAATCCAAAAAGAACAAGGAATGGAAGGAATCGTGCGTCAACTATATAGTTGGTGCTGGTCGTATGGGTGGCATGAAAGATGGGTTTGATAGGGTAAGCGAGATGTAGACTTACTATGATCTATACAATAGTATCTACAACGAAAAGGATCTCAAATACGTTACCAACCCGTTTAAACAAGACGACGGCTTCCCTGCTACAGCACAAGACTATAATATCATCAAGCCTAACATCGATCAGTTGCTTGGTGAAGAAACAAAAAGACCGTTCAACTTCAATGTATGTAGAACCGGTGACATTGCTGCTTCAGAAGCATAGGATAAAGCTAAATAGATGCTTACTGACTATATTCAAGCAACCATTATGGGTAAGCTTGGTCCTGAAGAGCAACAGCAATACGAACAAGCATTGGCGTCTGGTGAGGTTATGCCTCCTGAAGCTATACACAAATACTTAACTAAAGACTATAAAGATATTGCTGAGATCGAAGCATATCACACACTTAGTTATCTTAAACGTAAATTGAACCTCACTCACGAGTTCTATAAAGGATGGAAAGATGCATTGATTGCCGGTGAAGAGATCTACTATACCGGTATTGCTAACGGTTGGCCTTATGTAGAACGAGTAAACCCAATGTACTTTGATTATGAGCGTTCATTGGATCAAGAGTTCATCAGTGATGCATCGTGGTGCTGTAGAAAGATGATCATGAGTGCTACTGAGATATACGATAGATTCTACGATAAGATGACTGAGAAAGAATTGAATCAGTTACTTGAACTTACTGAAGATAAGCCTGGTTCAGGCCTTAATCCAGAGATTAGAAAGACTGATATGGATTACAACCATATTAAGATCAACAAGAACAATCTATTCTCAGATAATCCATTTGATACTGATCATATTACAGTATACCACTGTTGTTGGAAGTCGTTTAAAAAGATCGGATTTGTCAATGTAGTTGATCCTTAGACTGGTGAAATTGAAGAGTATCAGGTTGATGAGGATTATAAAGTAACTGGCAACGAGGAATCTATTGAATGGAGATGGATTATTGAAGTATGGGAAGGATATAAGATCGGTGAAGAACTGTATATTGGTATTCAACCGTTAGAGTATCAACATGTATCAGCAGATAATCCTAATTCTCAGTATCTGCCTTACTGTGGTGTTGTTTATAACAACACTAATAGTAGACCTAGATCGTTGGTTAGCTTACTGAAACCATTGCAGTATATGTATATCGTTGTATGGTATCGTCTTGAATTAGCTATGTCACGTGATAAAGGTAAGGTTGCATTGATTGATGTTACACAGATCCCAAAAGACATGGGTATTGATGTCAACAAGTGGATGCACTACCTCGGTGCATTGGGTGTTGCATTCATCAATCCATATGAAGAAGGATGGGATATTCCTGGTCGTGAAGGTGGTAAACCGTCGCAGTTTAACCAATTCCAATCATGGGATTTAAGTATGTCCAATGTGATCGATCAGTACGTAAACTTGATGGCTAAGATCGAAGATATGGTACAGAAAATTACCGGTATCACGCCTCAACGTCAAGGATAGATTGCCGCAAGTGAATTGGTTGGTAATACTAACACGGCTGTAACAATGTCTTATCACATCACTGAACCGTGGTTCTGGATGCACAATCAAGTAAAGAGTTAGGTTCTTAAGATGCTTCTAAACACATCTAAAGTAGCATGGAAAGACGATAAGCGGTGCCTTAGTTACATACTCGATGACGCTACTAGAGCATTCATTACGTTGTCAGATAACTTCTTCTATGAAGACATGGATGTATTTGTAGACGATAGTTCTAAGAATGCTACAGCAATGCAGCAGTTGCAGCAGTTATTGCAACCTGCTATGCAGAATGGTGCTAGCTTACTCGATATTGCTGAGATTATCACTATGGATAATATCACAATGATTAAGAGTAAACTCGAAGAGATTGAGCAGAAACGTATGGAGC